TTTTCAAGATACTCTATAGCATCGCCGCATATCAATTTATCATTCGGATATATTTCACCATAGACTTCCAAAATATTTTTATCCCATTCAACTGCAGTAATTTCGTGCCCCCCCCATTCTTGTCTATTACCACCGATGCCCGCATAAAGATTTAATATTTTCATTTCCATTCAATCCGGTATCCGACACTGAAGATTATTTTTATAAGTCTTTCAAATGTATCCCAATCCAAAACTGCGATTGGATCTTTCAACGTTTTATTCCGAATGACTAATAACATTTTTTTATTTTCCGGCGTGTTATCACGTGCCTGTTTAATAAAATTGGGAAGTGAAATCTGTTCTGTGTTTTTACATTCAATCGTAAATGGGAATTGTTTAGCAATATGACCACGCAAAATAACATCGGCTCCAGCCTGTCCCATTTCACGGGAATGAATAAGACATTCGTCATCCTGCTGATTAAATTCTATTCCAAATATATCGGCTATTTTTCGACATACCCATTTCTGTAATTCTCTGCCTTTGGCTTTCCGGCTTGATATTTTTATCGGCTGTTTTTTTAATGCTGTTTCTATTTTCTTTTTTAATTTCGTGTATTTCTTATGAATAGGTAATGAGCCATAATACACAAATTGTTCCAATACCAATCTCATTTCCGTTTCATTCAACTTTATTTCTTTCATAATCATCCCCAATAATGTTTATGTCTGGTATAACCTTTTTTCTCACCAGGTATTTTTATTTCATAATCGTGTAATATTTCCTGTACAGCGGGACACTCCATCGGCTTTTCCCGCCCTTCCAAAACTTGGCAACTATACTCATCTTGATTTCGATATATACAATTTGTGTCACAGCCCTTATTCCAATAGTAATCCACCAAAAATGATAAACAAGTTTTCCAATTAAGTCTATGAGGATATTTTTGAGCACCACAAAAACAAGTTGCCTCATAAAACGGCTTTCTGCCCTTTCGGAAACGCTTGCGCAGTTTAATGATTGGCTTTTCTTTTTCCGGCTCTTCATATTCATCATATTCCATTTGTTTATCTTTATAAAAATTTAATGGAGTTCCTAACCCATGATTCAATTTTTCGGAACTTCTCAAGAATGGGTATCTTGAACGGCGATCCATTACCACCGTTTTGCCACTTTTTACTAACACAGAATATGTCGGCTCAAATACGTTTTACCGATTGATCCTGTCATCGCAACTAACTGGTGACCCCAGTTTAGCAATAAGCGGGAATTGAACCCGCCGTCAAATTGACGCCATTTTGCTACTGCTTTTCTGCCACGCTCAAATACTTATAATCCAATTTGGATTTAATATATTTTTTAAATTTTCTAGCCGGTATTTGATAACATCCATCATCGTCATCGCCATCCCTTACAGTAAAATAAATAATACCATCCCAAGAAAGCCAATCTGTAATTTTAGCACGCTTTATACAATGACGATGTATTCTACACCACGTTCCCCAAAATAAACTTCTCATTTTTATTCCTCACCTGTACGGGGCTGACTTCCATATCTTTTCCGGCGGTGACTCTTTACTTCATGTTCAATCTTTTCCCATTTCTCTTGAACAAGTTTTTTAAGTAATTCTTTTTGAATCTCATCGTTTTCGATATATTCAATCAATTTCTCACGGCTCAAAATAATTCCGGCTCCGCCGAAAGTCTCATCATACTTTTCTTTGAGAAATTCATTAGAATTGATAAATTCAATCATTCCGTCCAGCGTTACACGCTCATTCGTTTCTTTATACCTTTCAAGGGCAGTAACACGTTTGCCTTTGGGGCTTTTTTCGGCTTCAACAATTATTTCTTTCATCCACTTTTTTATCTTCAAAGTGTTTGGTTTTTCCGGTGTGCCTTCTCCACCCCATGATAACGATTTTGATGCCGGTTGAAGTTCACCCTTATCAGTTCTCAATTCATAAAGAAAATCAAGACAAGTTCCGGTATTATCTAATCCATAATCAAATAACAACGTAAACATACATTCACGGAATGGGCGTGGGGTTTTTGATTTCGTCATTTTCGCTTTCACTACAACGCCAACACTGCGGCTTTTCTTTGCTACCTTTTTAAGAGTAGCAAGCCAAAGTACAGAATGGGCATAAAAGTCCATCGACTTCCCGCCGTTGCGTTTGTATTTCTCAAACGAAAATGGATCGATATTTTCACGGACTTGAGAAATAATAACTACCAAAATATTTTTATCTTGAACAACATTACAGAGTTGTGGGAAAAATTCCTGACTCAAATATTTTGGTTTTCCCATTCGATATGAACCCTCATCAAATTCTTTTCCGGCTTTATGAGCCTTCAAGCGATTTTGAGCCATTTTTTCGGCTTCAATACTTCCCAACCCATCAAGTGAATCAATAACATATATCCCAAATTGTCCGGCTTTCAAACTGTCGGCAAAATCGGATATATTACAAAACGCTTTCTCAACCGTTTCACTTCTGGGCGTTCCTTCAGGCATAATTTCGACACCGTACATTTCTTTTGTATTGAAAGAATATCCTGATTCACAATCATCGTAAATCCACCTGAATTCCTTTTTTCCAAATCGGTGGTATGCTGCGGCTATCAATTCGTTGGCCAAAAAGGTTTTACCCGCCGATTTATCACCAACGATATTGATAAACTTTCCCGCCGGATAACCAAATACATTTTCGGCTCCACCGACAACCATGTCCAGCAAATCACAGCCCGTGCTGAAATAGGGCACTTCATTTTTTCTCATTTCCGATTTTCTCCATATTGTTTTTCTTAACAACGCCACGTCCACTTGATACAAGGACTTCTGCTGTTTTTCTTTCGACATATAGTATACCTTTTCCAACTCCGATGCGTTTGGATTTTAATTTCCCTTCACGCATCCAGAAGTATATATTTGCCCCCGACACACCCAATTCCTTTGCTACTTTGCTTATAGTTTCAAAGCCCGCCAGTGGTTTCTTTTTCACTTCATCTATATATTTGTTTAATTTTTCTTTGTTGAATAAGTATGGAGCTTTTGTGCCTTCTATGAATCCATATTTTCGGCTTGACAAATACAATGCCATCTTTTTTATCGGATAACCACGTTTTTTACAATGCTCCAATGCTTGCTTCAACGTAAAGTATTTGTCCAGGGCTTTTTTAATTCTTTCTTTTTTTATCATTTCAGTATTCATTTTTATTCCCTTAACAAAGCCCGCCGGCAATTATTCCGGCGGGCTTTTATAACAAATTATTTTCCGCTTGCGTTAACGCACGTGTCCCATTTGTCACAATCGTCACAGTCATCGTGTTGGTCGCAATCTTTTCCGAAACGATGACCGAATGGACATTTGCCGACAGGTTTATCACTGCCTTTTTCTTTTTCGGATTTCTTTGACTTGGCCGGTGGCTCATCGTCTTCATCATCCTCATCTTTGGCAGGTTTTTTCTTTTTCGGCGGTTCATCATCTTCATCTTCATCTTCATCGTCTTCATCACGTGAGGGTTTTTTCTTGGATGATTCCGGCTTTTTCTTTTTGGGTGGTGGATCTTCTTCATCATCCTCATCCTCTTCATCATCACCCATGTCTGGATCTTCTTCATCCTCTTCATCGTCATCGGCGGGCTTGGATGGTTTTTTCTTTTCCGGCGTTGCAGGCTTTTTCTTTGACGGTTTTTCATCGTCATCTGCGTCGTCATCATCCTCATCCGCACCGTAAAGAATTGCCTGTGCTTCTTCATAGGTTGGGATGGTCATAATGGCGTCAAACGAAATCGCTTTTTCAAGCAAATCTTCAGACAACGGTTCATCACGATCTTCAAAAGAAAAGCTTTTGTATTCATTGAATTCAAAGCCACCCCGCTGGATTTTCTGACATCTGTATTTGATTTCCTTTCCGTCATCGGGATCGGCAAAGGCAATAAAGCCCTCATCAGAATCATCGCCACGTGCTTCATCAATGAGTTCTTTTTCAAATAGGAAGTGGCTGACTTCAAACACCATGACTTCACCAGGATTGTTTTTCAAGTCTTCAACGTTGTAGAAACATCGGCGTGATGGTTTCAATTCACCCGCTTCTTTTTCCTTTCCGTTTTTCTTGAGGCTTTCAGCCTGTTCGCAGATTGGACAAGGCTTTCCGAAAGTCTTTTTAAGACACAACACGGTGGAATCACTTGGGCCAACCATCCGGTGAGTCCAGATGTCCATCAGATAATCTAAATCACCGATTTCAAATTCACCTTTCTTTACCAGTGGGTGGTTTTTCGTTTTGATTACATAAGGTATGATATTGATTCTACCACGCCCCGCCGTTGGTTGGAAAAACTTTACATTGTCGTCAAGTTCACGCCAGCGAAATACACCAGAACCACCGCCACCCTGGTCACGGCTTTCGTATGACTTCGCATAACGCTTGGCCAGGCTTTTATTCCTGCCTTTTGTTTTCTTTGCCATATTATACTCCATTTACAATAAAATATTTAATAAAGCATACGCTCTATTTTTTTACTTTTTTCTTTTTTCGCTCAATCGCTGCGGCTTTCCGGCGTTCATGTCGATTTCCTACATTGGATGTAGCATCGGCAATATTGTCTGTGGTTGTTTTTAATTCTTCATTTAATGCCATCAACGAAGATAATGTTCGAATTTCTTTTTCATCTTCAGGTCTATTCACGATCCATCCCCTTTTAATTTTGCTCTCAAATTACGTTGTTGATTTTTCGTATAGTTGGGAGATTTTTGAACTGCCGGC